GGGTGAGTGGGACGACTGCATCAATGACCAATGTTAGATTTTTAGGCGATCAGTTTTACGCTTTGAATCAGAACATTAACTTTAGACGCAGCACTAACGGCGAGGTATGGGCAGAAATACCGGTGTCAGCAGATGTAGGTTACATTCACGAAGACATTGCTAGAAACGGCAACGTGTTTGTTGTTGCGCTTTCCACTGCCGCAGGCACTACTCGAACAATTCGTAGAAGCACGGATAACGGCGCATCTTGGCTGACGATAACCATCACAGGCGTTACCCCGTCTGCAACAGGACAACTCAGAGGTGTCGATTTTGCAAACAACATCTTTGTTTTGGTCGGGCAGGCAGGAACAATTGTGACCCTAGATGCAAACGGCGCAAATCATGTTATCCGCACCTCCAACACAACCGCCAACCTCAACTCCGTCATGTTCTCCCAACGCGATCAACTCTGGTATGCCGCAGGTAACGGCGGTGTTCTTCTGTACTCACCAGACGCAATCACATGGACAGCCGTCCAAAACTCAGGCACAGCTTCGATTCTCGGAACGACTTTGCAAAGCAATCAGCCTTTGCCGCAGTTCAAGTCTGGTGTGAACAAAATCGCTTTGAGCTACAAGCAAAACCAAGTGATCGCTGCACTTAACGGTGTGGCAAGCACCAGCGACACGGCTGCGACGATTCCGGTCATTACGGCTGCGTCGATTGCGGAGAATCTTAACGGGTACATCAAGGACGTGATTATTTACAAAGACGCTATGACAACCGCTGAGCTGACTGCGAAAACGCTATGACAACTTTTCTGAAATTTGAGTCCGAAAGCCAATTCTTGAGTGAGTTGGCGAAACTGAAACTTTCCCCTGCAAGTGAAATCGCTGGCGAGGGTTTTGTCTTGTCAGTGATTGGCTTGATCCCTGACGGCGGCAAAACGCCTGTTCTGGACGATGAAGGCGAGCCTGTTCTGGATGAAGATGGCTTGGGGGTGCTAGAGCCAACTTATATACCCGGGTGGCACGTAAACCTTCTGGGTGAGGTTCCAGAGGGTTGGGATGCGATGGCGGTTGAGGTTAATTCTCCTGTGAGGGTGTTTGGGTGACAATAGATGCAGCCGTCCTCATTGGTGAAGGCCCTGATAGCCTTGAAGGAACGAAGGTCACAACTCCTGCGGGAGTTGACCTTTTCCGCGAGGGTGTGGTTATCTCTGACCCTGAGATACCTGGCGCTCGTGCTGAAGTTCGGCAGATGGGGACAAACCTAACCACAGACGACTGGGGGTTAGTTACACACAGCGTTATTCAGGGCTTTAGCACAGCGCAGGGTGGCGAGTATCACGATGTGAAGGTAACGCCTTCAGGGGCGCTTACCGTTGAGGCGGTGGTCACTGGTGTGGTGTCGGTTGAAGGTACGGTAAACATTGCTGAGCCTGTTACCGTTGATGGCACTGTGTCGTTGTCTGTCGGTACATTGGCGGCATTAGAGACGATCAACATAGGCAACACGGTTGCTGTATCCGCAACTGACTTTGATATTCGCAATCTGTCATCAGCACAGGATAGTGTAACTGTTACCGGCTCGGTAAATGTTGGAAACTTTCCGACAACGCAACAAGTAAGCGGCACTGTTGCGTTAGACTCCGCAACACTGGCGGCGCTTGAAACGACAACAGTAAGCGTAAACAACTTTCCCGCCACTCAGGCGGTTAGCGGCACAGTGGCACTTGATAGCGCAACCCTTACTGCGCTTGAATCCATAACAGTTCAGAACGGTGCTGGGGCGGCTGCGGTTAATATCCAAGACGGTGGTAATTCCATCACCGTAGACGGCAGCGTGAATGTGGGGAATTTCCCCGCTACACAAGCCGTATCTGGAACCGTGGCGTTAGACAGCACGACACTTGCAGCATTAGAAACTATCCAAGTTGGTAATTTCCCTGCTACACAAGCGGTTAGCGGCACTGTAACTGTTACACAAGCAACAGCAGCAAACCTGAATGCAACTGTTAGCGGCACTGTTACAGCCAACCTCGGGACGCTCAACGGCGCTGCAACAGCAGCAAACCAGACAACGGGCAACGCATCGCTGTCTAGCCTGGATGCCAAGACTCCAGATGAGAGCGGTACATGGGGTTACAACTCAGGTACGGCAGGCACTTTAACTGTTGCGGCAAACAAGCGGATTCTGGCTATCACAGCCACCGCCGGGGCGCTTTTGGGTGCAAGCATGACGATTAACGGTGGACAGACTATTACCATTCCAGCAGGCGCAAGCATTACAATTGCACCAAGGGCTAACCTTACCGCGCCTACATTGGTGTTTACTTCCACGGCATCGTATTTTGTGGAGTTTATTGAATGAGCGGATACAGAATAAACCGAGTACCGCAAGAGGAATTGAGTGTTCCGTCGTACATTCCGACTAACAAAGTTTATACGCCAACAAACGACCCCGTTTTGTCTGGCCCTGTGGTTGTGGTTGATGGTCTTGTGGTGCTTGCTGGAATTGTGAGGGAAATTAATGTTTGATCTACTCAAGCGCAACGCGGCGGGGGTTGGTGTTGAGGCACTAGGGATGCAGTACGTTCGCTTCTTTGCAGATGCCAACGGGATGCCAAAACTTAAAGACTCCAACGGCAACTTGTTTGATTTCACAGGCCCGCAAGGTGCAACGGGGGCGCAGGGTGCTACTGGAGCAACAGGGGCGCAAGGCGACAAAGGGTGGTCTCCCGTATTGGCTAACGTAGCAGATGGCGAGCGCCGTGTGTTGCGTGTTGTGGACTACACTGGTGGGACAGGAACTAAGCCCACAGTGCCCACAGCCAATTATATTGGCGCAACAGGATTCACTAATCTGGCAGGCGCAACTGACATCAGGGGCGCAACAGGTGCTACTGGCCCAGCAGCATTGGCATTCACGAACATTGCAGTCAGTGGTCAAACTACTGTCGCAGCGGAAGTCGCAAACGACACACTGACCTTAGTTGCGGGTACAGGCATTACGCTGACCACGGATGCGGCAGCAGACAGTGTGACAATCACAGGCACAGTGTCCGCGCCGCAGAATACGTTTGCAAACGTACAGGTCGGCACAAGCCCAACCCCGACATTGTTACAGGCTGACTTAGCGGCTGACACAGTAACGATCAACGCAGGTACGGGCATCGTCTTAACTGCTGATGCAGCGACTGACACCATGAGCATTGCGAACAGCGGTGTGACCTCGTTTAACGGCGCAACAGGTGCAGTTACAGGAGTGAACAGCGTAAACGGTCAAACGGGTGCTGTGACTGTTGCAACACCCCGTGCACGTATCGGCCCACCGACACTTGCAAACGCAACTACGACAACTGAAACCATTGTGGCTAGGTGGGTAATCCCCGCTAACTTCTTGCTTGCGGGGGATTCTATTCGCGCTCGTGTGCTACACCAATCAGCAGGTACAGGCACTTTAATTTACCGCATACGTATTGGCGCAGCAGGGACGATTGCAGATGGTCTGGTGGCACAGCTAACCACATCAGCAGCGCAAGCAGCTAACGCGCAGGGTACGGCAGACTTTGTAGTCTACTTCCCCACTACAGCGGCGGCGACAGGCTTAGGCTTTGCGATTCAGCAAGCGGCGGCATTGGGTACGCCAACAGCAGCGGGGGCGACAGTAGCAATCAATAACGCCACTGCACTAAATTTAAGCGTCACTGTTCAGTGTTCAGCCGCAGCAGCCAACGTGACGCGTGGTGCTCACGCCGTGGTCGGAGACTGATATGGCGATAGGTAGCAACAACATAGAAATCCGACGTGTAATGCAGCGTGAAGTAATCAATGGTCAAGTTTCGTACTTTGAGAATTTGCAATACAGGACTAAAGACACTTTGCTTTCTGTGCTTGGCGTAAGTCTGGGTTCATGGTCTGCTTGGCAGTCCATACCGAGAACTGATCTTATCTACGTTGATGAGAACGGAAATCCGCTGTGAAAATCACCAAAACCATAACAATCGACGGGAAAGACGCAGCCGAATTTGAAAAAATTAAACAGCATCTTGAGGCGTACAAAACGGCTGATTGGAAAATCACGTATGACGCACTTTTGAATCGGGCAACAGCAATTTTGCAGGTGGAAGTAGAAGAGTTGTAATGTTCTCAAAATGGATTTTCATAAATGATGGAGATGAAATCGTGACCAGTCCCGACAAAATGCAGGGTCAGCTTGATGTGATGAATCAGCGCATTTCGCAGACCACTGAAGCCATTGTAGAGATTGGCAAGGTTTCGCTTAAGGCACGAGAAGCCATGAACTCAGACGTAAAGCAGTCCCTTATGCGGGTGCATGAGCGCATAGACGCGCTATTCCACGAACTTAAAGAGTTGCGCCAAATCCACGGCGACATTCAAGCCCTAAAAATGCAGGTATCGCACCACGATTGGCTACTGAAAATGGCGCTAGGCTCTGGCATTGGTGGACTTGTGGCGGCTTTGTGGTCGCTAGTTTCTAATAAACTGCATTAATGGCCTTAGCAGCCCTACTCCTAAACAACTTCCGCAAAAAAAAGCGGGATGCCGATGCTGCGCCTAAACGCTACATTCGTCCCGATGAAGTTTACGATAAGGAAAGCCGTACAGAAGCCATCCTCACGGCGGCTAGGCGGCTTGAAGAACTGACTGAGGGTGTATCTACACCCGAGGCAGCCAAGCCTGTGCGAGAGGTTTTAGCACAGGTGGAGCAGTACGCAGAACAGGACACGGACACACAAGCACTCTCAGAGTTGCTTGCCCGTCTGTCTGCTATCGAGTTTGAACTACGGCAAGAAATGCTTAGACAGACCCCCGAGCAGGCGCAATGCCTGGCGATTCTGACTGAAATTTCCGTGGTTCTGACGTTCGTGCGAGATGATGAAGAAGCCATTCTCGCAATCTTACTATGTGAGGCTTAAATGACTGAAGAAGTCGATCAAATCATTGCAGACGGAAAACGTGCTGGGCAACTCTTAGCAGACCCGGTTCTACGTGCAAGTTTGGATGCAATTGTAAAAACGGAAATGGACAAGATTATTGGTTCGTCCCCGTCACAATCTGAAATCCGAGAAACCGCTTATCACACCATCCATGCCGTGCAACGGTTGGAGATGGCGCTATCCGCTTCGCGCAACAACGGCGTGTTTGAGGAAGAGCGAGCAAAGCGAACCCGAAAGCATTGATTTTACAAAGGAAGGTGTTAAACTATGGATACTTCAGCAACCCCTAGCGGGACTGGATCATTATCTTTGATGGACGCAGCAGCAGCACTTGATACACCTCTGCCGGATGACGGAGAACAGGGCGAAGTCGAGGCACAACAGGACGAGGTAGAAATACCTGAGTCCGAGTCGGAACCAGAGGGTGAAGAGCCTGAAGAGGAAGGCGAGTCTGAAGTCGATGAAGAAGGCGAAGATGAGCCTACGGAACCTGAGAGTTTGACGCTAGAGATTGATGGCGAGCAAATCAAGGTCACACCGGAGGATGTCAAAGCCAGCTACATGAGGCAGAAGGACTACACGAAGAAAACGCAGGAATTGGCTGAACAGCGTAGAACGTTTGAGGCTGAGGCAAATGCGGTTCTGAGTGAAAGGCAGCAGTATCAGCAGTTGTTGGGAGCTTTGGCAGAGCAACTTCAGCAAACCGCAGGGGCAGAACCCGATTGGGACACGTTGCGAGCAACAGACCCGATTGAGTACAGCTTACAGTGGACTGAGTGGCAGCGAAAGCAGCAAAAGCAGCAAGTCATTGCGGCTGAACAACAACGGCTAGGGCAGTTACAGCAGGTTGAGCAACAGAAAATCATGGCTCAAACCCTTGAGCGAGAGCGTCAGGCATTGTTGGCAGTAGTGCCAGAATGGAAAGACGCAGAGAAAGCCAAAGCGGAAAAGCAAATGGTGATCGAGCAGGGTAAGAAGTTGGGCTTTTCTGATGATGAGCTTGCACAAGCCTTTGACCATAGGGCAATCGTAGCACTGCGTAAAGCGGCGCTATATGACCAGTTGATGAGCAAGAAACAGGCGGTGGTGAATCAAAAACCCGCAGTTGCAAAGCAAGTGGTAAAGCCTGGTTCAAAGGGGACTGTGGATAACTCTGCAAAGAAACGTGCCGAGCAGCGTTTGAGCCAAACAGGTTCGATTAGAGACGCGGCCGCTTTACTTAGTTTTTTGAAATCTTAATTGGAGAAACATCATGGCAGTAATTGCTAATACATTTCAGACCTATGCCGCTAAAGGCATCCGCGAAGAACTTTCAGACGTAATCAGCCGTGTGGCAATGGAAGAAACCCCTTTCATCTCTAACGCTGGCAAGAAGTCTGTATCCAACACTTTTTATGAGTGGCAGACCCAAGACTTGAACGCCGTTGATCTGAATAACGCGTTTGTTGAGGGCGATGATACAACATACGCAGCCCTTACCCCTACCATTCGTTTGGGCAATTACACGCAGATTATGCGTAAGTCCTTCCTGATTTCCGAAACCGAAGAAAAGGTTCGTAAAGCGGGCCGCGCTTCTGAAATTAACTATCAGAAGGTGTTGAAGGGCTTGGAAATTCGCCGTGATGCAGAAGCCATTTTGTTGAGCAATCAGGGCGCTGCTGCTGGTGATGCAACCACCAACCCACGTAAGACTGGTTCTGTGCTGGCGTTCATCAAGACCAACACCAACATTGGTGCAACGGGCGCAAACCCTGTTTACACCAACGTTCCTACTGCTGTTCGCACTGACGGCACACAACGCGCCTTCACCGAAACACAGGTTAAGGACGTTCTGCAACAACTGTACAAGAACGGTGCTAAGACCGATATGGTCATGGTCGGGCCTGTGAACAAGCAGAAGTTCTCAACCTTTGCTGGTATTGCTCAACTGCGTACCGAGACAAACAGAAAGACTGCAACCATCGTTGGTGCAGCAGACGTTTATTTGGGCGATTTTGGCCCTGTGTCTATCGTTCCTAACGCCTTCCAGCGTGAGCGTGACGCACTGTTCATTGACACCGATTACGTGTCTGTGAACACCCTGCGCCCATACTCTTGCGAAGAACTTGCCAAGACTGGCGACGCTCGCAAGTTTATGTGTTTGGCTGAGTGGGGCTTGGAAGTTACCAATGAAAAGGGTTTGGGCGGCGTATTCGACCTGACCACGACATTGGCCTAAGCAGCATAACGGAGAGGGGCTACAATCCCCTTTCTGTTGTTCCCAATAGGCTTGTTTGGGTCTATCGGCAACAGCAGGAGGAAAGATGGATTCTCGCATTGTCCACGTAAACCAAGCAGCAGGTGTTTTTGAGAAACTTCACTTTCATGAAGATGGTGCGATTACCCATCAAATCACCAAAGACGAAACACAACTTGTGGATGAGAACAAAGCCATTCACAACATGACTTCTAGCCTTGACCGTTGGGATGATGGCAAAGTGGTTCTGCGTGGGGTTCCGTTTCAATTGCTTGATGAGTGGAAGCGCAAGGGTTGGTTTACCAAAGAGCAGTTTCATCGTTGCTTGGCTGATGAGCGTTCAGCCAAATACAAGGTATTCGGCAAATGACCTACACAGAACTCAAAGCCCAAATAGCTGACTTTTTAAACCGTGATGACCTTGACGCGTCTATAACGGGTTTTATTGCCTTGAGTGAAACACAGACTGAGCGACAATTGCGTGTTCGTCAAATGTTAGCCACCGCCACAATTACGGTGGACGGTGAACTTAAAGCCCTGCCTACTGATTTCTTGGAAACGCGCTCATTGGTGTTAAACACTAACCCAGTTATGCCTTTGCAGTTTCGCACGATTGACAGCATGGCAATGTTTAAAGCGGCAAACCCGCAAACGGGCAGACCAACTGATTTTTCAGTGATCGGGAATAACTTTCAGTTTTTGCCTGTGCCTGATAGTGCATACACCGCCACACTGACCTATTATCAGCGAATCCCCCGTCTGGGTGAAACGTTAGCCTCTAACTGGCTTTTGTCAAAGGCGCCTGACATTTACCTTTATGGCGCTTTGATTAACTCAGCGCCTTATCTAAAAGAGGACATTCGGATTCAAACGTGGGCGCAATACTATCAAGGCGCAATAGACGCACTTGAGATTGAGGACGATAGGGCGCAAACAGCATCGTCTGGTTTAAAAGCTAAAGCAAGGATGTTTTGATGGGCACCATTTCTACAAACCTCGGGTTGCAAGTCCCTTCAGTAAACGCAGACACGGACACATGGGGTACACAACTTAATGCGTCGCTTGCAACGCTAGACCGCGCTGTGCAGTTTGGTGGCGTGACCAAGCCTCTATCAAACGCAGACGTTACTTTAAGTGCTGACGAGGCCGCTAAAGAGATTATTACGTTGAACGGCAACTTGTTAGCCAACGTGAACTTAATTATCCCTGCCACTCCTCAGCGTGGTTATGTGATTGTGAACAACACCACAGGCGCGTTTAACGTGACTGTTAAAACCGCAGCAGGGACAGGGGTTCAGGTTCCGCAGGGTATTAGTTCAAAGGTATTTAGCACAGGCTTGGACATTCAACTTGAAACCAGTACCGTCCCAACAGGGTCGCTCATGATGTGGGCGACCAACACAGCCCCAATGGGTTACTTGTTGTGTAACGGCGCAGCAGTTAGCAGAACCACTTTTGCAGCACTGTTCGCAATTCTTGGTACAACCTTTGGTGCAGGTGACGGGTCAATAACGTTTAACCTGCCAGATTACCGTGACCGTATGCCGATTGGTGCGGGGACTACTTATGCGCTGAACGCCAAGGGCGGTAACAAAGATGCAACCCTACCAGCGCACACACACACTGCGACATCAACTGTAAGTGATCCCGGGCACACCCACGGATATTTGCGGGTGGCTAGTGGAACCCCACAAGTGGACGGTGCTGACGCAGCTTCTTTTGTTTATCAGCTTGCCGTGCCTTCGACTACAAACTCCAACACCACAGGAATTAGCGTCGGGACAACCGTAGCCTCTGCGGGTGCATCAGCAACCAACGCAAACCTGCCTCCGTACATCGGTATTCAATTCATTATCAAAGCATGAACATCTCTGAGCAAGGCGTAAGCGCCATTAAACTGTTTGAGGGTTGCAACCGTAAAGGCGACCTGCACCATGCGTATAAGTGTTCAGCAGGGGTGTGGACTTGTGGCTTTGGATCAACAGGTGGCGTGACTGCTACGACCATTTGGACAGACGACCAAGCCAGAGCAAGCCTGTTGCGTGACTTGATGTTTGCTGAGAACGCTGTGCGTAGGCAGTGCGGCGCTACCAAACTCAAACAGCACGAATTTGATGCTTGTGTGTCTTTCGTTTTCAACCTTGGGCCAAGACCAGCAGCAACGCTTTGGAAGAAGATTGTTGCAGGCGACATTCTCGGCGCAGGTGCTGAATTTCCTAAATGGGATCAAGTCAATGGGAAGCCTAGCGAGGGTGTGCGGCGTAGGCGGTTGGCAGAGCAGGCAATCTTTTTGAATGGAAAGTACCCAGAAACATGGTAACTAAACAGTGGGCATTAGATAGGCTTTCTGAGCCGTCCACATGGCGTGGCATAGTGATGATACTGACCTCGTGCGGCGTGACAATACAGCCTGTTTTAGCTGACGCTATTATCAGCGCAGGGATTGGCTTGGTGGGCATAATCGGTATTGTCACAGCCGACAAAAAAGCCGAAAATGCAGAAACAACTAAGGGCTAAAAATGCTCGTCTCTCTAAAAATTCCCGCAGGCGTCTACCGCCAAGGCACTGAATACCAATCTCAGGGTAGGTATTACGATGCCGACTTAATGCGCTGGTTTGAGGGCACATTGCGCCCTGTTGGTGGGTGGAGGCAGTACAGAACCGCTACTAACGAACCTGTGTCATTCACGGGGGTTTCTAGAGGTATTCATGCGTGGCGCAATAACGGCGCTGACCGTTATGTGGCGGTGGGCACACACACCAAACTATTTGCAGTTGGCTCCAGTATTGTGGGCGCTAAAGACATCAGCCCGGCAGGGCTTGCCACAGGCTTCATCAGCAATAACGTGAACTCAGGTTATGGCGGTGGCGTGTACGGTGTGAACACCTATGGCACTGCGAGAACGTCCACCAACATTACACAGTTCGCAACGACGTGGGCGCTCGACAACTTCGGTGAGTTTTTAGTTGCGGTGCAGTCTGAAGATGGACGTTTGTTTTATTGGGATTTAATGACAGCCACCGCCGTACCAGTGGTTGCCACAGCAGGAACAGTCCCCGTCAATAACAAAGGTGTGATCGTTTCTGACGAGCGGTTTGTTTTTCTGTTGCAGGCGGGTGGAAACCGTCGAAGGATCGCTTGGAGCGATCAGGAAAACCTTTTCAATTGGCAAGTGACAGCCACGACTCAGGCAGGTGACTTTGAATTAGCCACTCCTGGTGAAATCATGCAGGCGGTAAAGGTTCGGGGGCAGATGCTATTCCTGACATCTACAGACGCATTTGCAGCCCAGTATATCGGCCCGCCATTGGTTTATGGGTTTGAGCGTGTTGGCGATGGCTGTGGGTGCGTATCTCGAAACGCTGCTGTGGTTGCTGACAAGTTAGCGTTTTGGATGAACGATAACGGGTTTTTTGCATACGATGGATTCGTTAAAAACCTGCCTTCAGAGGTGGGTGACTATGTATTCTCCAGAATCAACAGGTCACAGCTTCAAAAAGTTTGGGCGGTACACAATAACGATTTTGGAGAGGTTACTTGGTATTACCCCGCAGGCATGGAAATAGATTCATACGTAACCTATAACTACCGTGAAAACCACTGGAGCATTGGTGGCATGGATAGATCAATAGGTGTGGATTCAAACGTCTTTCCGTTGCCGTTGAGGGTTGGCTTTGACGGTTTTTTGTACGAACATGAGATTGGCTTTTCTTATGAAAACCGCCAACCTTACGCACAGACTGGCCCCGTTGAAATCAACGGCGGTTCAAACGTCTACATGGCTAAATACCTGTACCCAGACGAAAAGCAGCAGGGGACTATTTTCTTTGGTTTCACACCAAAGTTATACCCCAATGCTGAGGACTTTCAATACGTCAATTATGACAGCACTAACCCTACTTCAATACGCGTTACGGGTAGGCAACTGAGCATACGTATTCAGGCGGTGCCTGAGAGCAATCTAGCCAAGGCTGACAAGTTAAGCAGGCTCTTGGTTGATGACATGGGCACCACATTAGTAATTTCCCGAAACGCGCTGTTCGGTCAGGATTTCAGAATTGGCAATGTTCGCATGGATGTTGAGATTGGGGGCATGAGATGATTAAGCTAACCCCGCCAGCAGACGAGCAGATGCGCCAAAACTTCCGTGCGATTGAATCTGCGGACAAGATGAATTTCAAGCGCAATCAGGACATTGACGTAGGCGGCAATGCGTTAATTCTGACGGCGCCAAACGGTACTCGATACAAGGTTGTTGTGAGCAATGCGGGTGCTTTGAGTACGGTGGTTGTGTGAACGCAATTGACATAATCCCCAAAGAGTACGTAGCGCAATCGTGGGCAAAAGTTGATTCGTTTATACGTTCGGCAATGGCTCATGCAAAAGGTGAGTGCGATATTTCGCACCTGAAATTGTGGTGCGTTAGTGGGCAGAACACGTTGATGGTTTTTCTTGAGGAAAACATAATTGTCGGTGCTGTGGTGTACCACTTTGACGATATGCCAAACGACAGGATTTTTTACATAAATGCCATTGGCGGCAAGACCACAAAAGAGCATACACAAGCCATGTTTGACTGGGCAGTTAGCCAAGGTGCAACGTGCGTTCGTGGTTGCGCTAGAAAGTCTGTAGCAAGGCTATGGCGCATGAAATACGGGTTTGAAGAGATATACAGAATGGTGGAGAAAAGACTATGCTAAACGGGGATAGTGGAATGTTTACGATTTTTAATTTTATTCCAAGGTTGATTGAATCTCTGACATTTTACGGTGGCAAAGGTGGCGGCACTCAAGTTGTTGAGCAAAGGGCCAACATTCCTGCTTACGTACAGAATTATCAACAGGATATTTTCAATACCGCCAGAGGGCTTGCTTTTGACTCGCCACTGCAAGTACGACAGTTTGCTGGGTTGTCCGACCTAGAAAACCAAGGCGTTAATGCTACCTCGTGGCTTAACAAAGGATTTAACCCACAATCTATGCAAGCAGCAGAGCAAGGCGTTGCTGGCATGGCATCAAATGCCTTCCTTGGTAATCGAATCGCAGACTATCAGAACCCATACACACAGCAGGTAATCGACCAGAGCCTTGCGGATAACGACCGCGCACGTTTGATGCAGCAACAGGGTATCAACGCACAGGCGCTTTCTCGTGGGGCATTTGGCGGCTCACGGCAGGCGGTGGCAGAGGCAGAGAACAACCGTAACTTCATGGATCAACAAGCACGTACAAGTGCAGGACTGAGAGCGCAAGGTTATGAATCAGCGTTAGGTGCGGCACAGGCTGACCGACTTGCACAGATGCAGAATTACGAGTTGATGAACCGTAGTTTTCTTGGTAACGCGCAAGCTCAAATTTCAAGCGGCGACCTTCAGCGCGACCTTGAACAGCAAAGGCTTGATGCTGCTCGTAACTTACCTCTTGAGCGTTTGGGCATCTTGCAATCCGCGTTCAGTGGCAGTCAGCTACCGTATGGTTCAAGCACATCATCTCCGACACAAAGACGTAACTTGGTTGGCTCTGTTGGTGGTGGTGCTTTGTCTGGTGCGGCTGCGGGTGCATCTATTGGCGCAGCAGGTGGGCCGATAACCGCAGGCACAGGTGCGTTGATTGGTGGCGCACTTGGCTTGTTTAGTTAAGGGGTGAAGATGAGATTTCTCGGAGATTACGGCTTTCCGTCGTTTGGCACTACCCCCGGCATTAGACCTCCAATGCAAGGTAGCGAACCGGGCTTGCGTATGCCTACAGGTGAAGCGCCAATGCTAAATACACAGTTTGGTCAGCCAAACGCACAACTTCTAGGTTTGGCTGCAAACATTTTCAATAAGACACAACAGAGACCGCAGCAAGAGATGCCACAGCCTTCTGGTTTGCTTCAGCCTATGCAACCAATGGGTGACTTTAGAACGCTGTACGCAGACTATCTCAAACAACGAGGGCTACTAGCATGAACGGACTTTTAAACATTTTCGGTGATGCTCAAGGGCTTGAGGGGTTGATTGATCCCAAGCAAATCGCTGCGGCTCAAAACAACGCGCTGTTAAATGCAGGGCTTTCAATCATGGCTGCATCTGCGGGTGGGCAACCAGGCACAGGGCGTGCCCCATTAGCTCCAGCACTTTTGCAAGGCTTACAAGCGGGACAAGGCGCTTTCAAATCTAGCATTGAGGGTCAGGTTGGCAATGTGCTAACGGGGCAAAAGATTGCGGAGGCAAAACGTCAAAAGGATATTTTGGCACAGCGTCAAAAATTACTTTCTAACACTGACCCGTCAAGGTTGAACGAGGCTTATGCAGCTTCGCTGCAATCTGGCGATTTAGAACTAGCAAAGGTTTTTGCCGATCAAATTAAGGCAAGCCGTCAGGTTCTTAAACCTGGTGAGCGTTTGTATGAAGGCGAAAAGGTCATAGCTGAAGGTGCAGCCGATCCAGAAAAACGCCGTTTAACAGGTGCGGTAGGAAATTTGGCACTAACCATGTTCGGCACCAGTGATGTGGGTTCAATGTCACCGCAACAGTTACAGGCGGTGGATGCAGAAGCTCGTCGTCGTAACCTTGAGCGGCCACCATCAACCATTATTAATATGCCATCTGAGTCTGAGCGCACGGCTGGCTTCTTGGTTCAGCGTTTGCAGGGCGGTTTGCAATCGTTAGCTACTGCTTCTGGCATTGACCCGTCAGCAATTAAGCCAAACGCACCAGGGGAATTGGTGCAGAGATTGACGGGTTCAGAGACTTTAAAGAACATGGCAATTCCTGCACAGCGTCAGGTTATTGAAGCAGCACAGTTAGAAGTGTTAGATTCAGCATTGACTTTAGGCACTGGCGCGGCATATACCCGAGAGCAGTTAGAGGGTTATCGCCGTTCATACTTCCCGCAAATAGGGGATAGCGCACAGACAATTACGGATAAACAAAAACGTTTGAATAACCTACTTGGCGCTGCACGTATTAAGTCTGGTAAGGCAACCCCAACAGACATCGGTTTACCTGCTGGCGTAACAGTGGAGCGTGTTAAATGAACGAGTACATTGTAACCATTGAAGGTCAAAAGTACCGCGTCAAGTCTCAAACCCCGATGAGTGATAACGATGCGTATCAGGCAGCATTATCGCAAGTGCAAGGCGCAGCAGTAGCCCCCATGACAGGTGCGCGTGAACGTGTGCCCTATTCGCCTATGGCAGAGGGTTTGCGCTCAGTGGGTCAAGGTTTGACGATGGGTTTTGGTGATGAGTTGGAAGCAGCAGCGCGTACAGGTGCAATGTCAGGGCAACAGTACGAAGCCATGCGTGACCGTTTGCGTAGCCAACAAGCCTCTTTTGGGCAGGATTACCCTGTGACTAGTACAGCGGCAGAGATTGGCGGCAGCTTGGTTGTGCCCGGCGGCATGATGCTTAAAGGGGCAAGCAAGGTGCCTAGTCTGCTACGCACAGGACTTACAGGCGGTGCAATGGGTGCGGCTGAGACAGTGGGCAAGGCTGAAACACCAGAGGCAATAACCGAAAACATTATCCCCAATACACTGATGGGGGCGGGGTTGTCTGTTGGCGGTGGTGCGCTTGGTCGAACAATGCGCCCTGAGTTAGACCCCACAGCACGTAAGCTAATGGAGCAAGGTGTTCGCATGACACCTGGGCAGGCTTTGGGCGGCGTGGTTGAAAGTCTTGAGGAAGTGGGTGCAGGCACACCGGGTATCAAGTCGCTGATTAACCCTGCAAAAATGAGTTCGCTCAAGTCATTTGACTTTGCTGCGCTTGACAAAGCACTTGCGCCAATCGGTGAGAAAGTGCCTCGTACGGGTACAGTGCGGGATGCGCTAACGTTTACTCGCGACCGGCTTGGCGCTGAGTATGACCGAATCTACCCTGCAATGACATTGGGCTACAACAAGACGCTTGAAAATCAACTCGTGGGGATTGTGAATCGGTATAGCAGCAAATTGCCAGATGAGCAAAAAGCGTTTTTCAATAAGCGCGTTGAAGCGGTCATGGGCGAGTTGTCTGGAGGCCCTATCAGCGGGGCACGTATCAAAGCACTGCGACAAGACTTGAGAAATGATGCTTTGGCATACAAAGGTGTTCAAGGTAACGAGGGTTTGCTGTATGAACCTTTCCGTAAACTTGATGAGTCGGTGGGTATGTCGTTGCAAAACCAGAACCGCAAACTTGCTAAAGACCTCCGCAAAACTGATGAGGGTTATTCCAAGTTTGTAGCAATTGAAACGGCTGTGCCTGTTGGCGGTAGTGTTGAAGGTATATTTTCACCTGCACAGTTGGCGCAATCGGCAGCAAGGGCTGATACATCAATCCGCAAAGGTGCATCTCGTCGTGGAGAAACTGAACTAGGTGCGTTTGCTCAACAGGGTGTAGAGCGTTTGGGCAGCAAGACACCGGACTCTGGTACGGCTGGACGTTTGGCGGCGATGGGGCTTATGACGGGTGCTGCTGGGGCTGTCAGTCCTGTTGCAGCAAGTCTGACCGGCTTGGCATCATTGGCGTACACTGATCCCGCTATGAACGCGTTTCAGCGGTTTATAGCAGCACAACGACCCCAAGCCATGCAGCGTGTAGGCGCAGGCTTGAGTGCGGGTTCACCGTACCTCGGTGGACTTTTGACAGGAGACTAATATGCCCACCCCCGCAAGTATGATTAAACTGATGAAGGCGTTAGGGGTTAAGGAAGCACCCCTAATTGTTCAGCACAATGTCCGTGCTGACAAACTTGCTGCTGCTGACAAACTTGGTGGGCTTCCTGTTCCGTCACTGGCCGTAAGCAAGGCTGACGCGCCACTTACAAACTTCGGTGATATCTCCCTGATTGCGCCTAAAGAGTTTGCCAAGCCATCAACCAAAAACCCCGTTTACAGGTCTGATGCTTATACGGCACGTCGTCCTCGGATTGAGGTTGAGGTGTCAAAAAAAGGCATTGATAAACTTGCTGATGTTTTTGGCATTGACACATACAGCGCAAAGAAACTTTCACAGGATTTTGCTGACCGTGGAGAATTGCGCTATTCAGATGCCGTACAGAGAAAGTTTCTTGCTGATACTGGACGTTTGCCTGAAAAGGGCAATATGAACAATTGGGAATACAGTTCTTTAATCAGCAACTTGGCATCTGATTCTCCGTACTTTGACGACTACATCAACAAGTTTGTATCTGAACTGCCGTCAATGGGTATTGATACATCTGAACGAATCTTTAAAGGCTACACGCAATCAGGCAATCGCCGTTATGCTCCTGCAACGCTTGACAACATTGTTAAGGAAATGAAAGGCGGAGCAAACACAGAGGGCTTTTCATACGGCATTGGAAACCTTCGTGCCGTGGCTCAACCTAAATTTAGAACCTTCGATCAGGTTCAAGCGTCTCGGGGTAACGTACTTCCGTCATCTGAGTTTGAGCCAATAGCAAAAAGCCTTTCTGATGAGTATTCAAACGTCACAGGACTGTTATCCGGTGCTGGTCGGTACGATGCAGGTGACGCACTGCTAGAGGCCGCAGAGAAGCGCAATCCAGAGGTTTTACGCCGTTTGTATCCAAACCTTGATGAAGCGTCATTTGAACAAGCGCGAGGGCTTTTAGGTAGATTATCTGACCCAAACCTGCCGACAGAATACTTTGAGGTTAAACCACAAAGGGCGGTGGGTCTAAATGAGTTTTCTGGTGCAATCGTGCCAGGGGATGCGTCAGGTAGCACAATTGATATTTTGCGCCGTGGCGGGATTGAAAACCTGCAATTCTACGAACCCGGCAGTGTAGAGGACAGAATTCGCAAGTTTATGCAGTTTCCAAATCAGATGTTCAGCGCGGGTGCTGTTGCTCCAGCAGGACTACTCGCCATACCCAATAACGAGGAATAAATGCCAAACCCACGCGCACAGAAAAACGCTAACTTACGCTCCACCGCCACAGGCGTTTACGATGCCGTGACTCAAGGGCTTTTGCCCATGCTAGGTAACGCTGCTAGAGGCAGTGTGGCGGCAACGCTTGGTGCACCTGGAGACATTCTAGGCTTGCTGTCAGACAAGCAGCCGTTGCCAACTTCGCAGAATATCCTCGATTACATCCCTGCGGTGGGTAAGGATAAGAACGTGATTGGCATGGGTGAGGCAATGGGTGGGTTTGTGCCTACACCGGGTTCGTCAGGGCTTGTGAGAGCGGCTAAGACTGCTGTAACCCCATCCACGTACCAAAAGGCGTTTATGCAAGCGCAGGCTCCGGCGGTGATGAGTAATATGCTTCCCGATGGAACGCCATACAGTGCTGACCAAGCTAGAAAACTCGCAAAAAAACTGGAAATTGATTACGACAATCCAATTCAAAGGGGTGAATATGTTGGTGGTCATCAGGCACCTGCTTTTGATGCCAAAGGTGACGCCACTATGGCTAACCTATCTCCTGCCTTTGGTGACGATATTTATAGCTCACAGGCTTTAAGATATTTTGGTGAAGGTGGTAAACAAGATGCAGCTACTATTCGTGCATTTCAAACGGCAAAGGACAATCCGCTTCAAGAGGTAACGGTTTATCGGGCAGTCCCTAACAGTGTAGAGTCTAGTGAAATAAACCCTTACGATTGGGTAACGCCAAGCCTTGAGTATGCAAAACAGCATGGAAATTATTTTGGTGAAGGTTCAAAAATCTTAAAAAAGAAAGTACCCGCCGGGAGTCTTTTTACAGAAGGAAACTCCATAAACGAGTTTGGTTACGACCCTTTTGGGCTTTTTAAAGAGATTGTAGACTAGCATTTAGAATAACACTTATGCCATAATGCCCTTAGTCATTGCTCTCCCGTTGTTCCTTTGGTGAGAATACCCAATTGCAATAGCTCTCCTATACTCTTGCGATGTCCTACTGGTGGGATCAAACACCAGATCACATCTTTGACACCCTCTGCACCCACAATAACATCCCCATCAGATCATCAGAGTAGTAGTTGCTCAGAACGTGCTGAAGCGTCTCAACGGGTATGTCGGGCTTGACCACGCCTGACGCCATTGGCTTGGCGTAAAGAGGGGTGGCTTGGGGTTTGCGACCTTTTTCTATGAAGTCAAGCATTTGCAACAGCGACCCGTCACTTCCAAAATACGCAAACGCAACAGGACTCTGCTCGTGCGTTGTCTGAAGCGCGGACAGCCAAAAAAAGTAATCTCGGTCAGTGCCTTCTAAGCCCTTCTCAGCACAAAACCTGTCAAACTTTTCTCTGTTCTCGTCCATGCGCCATTTTCGCACTTGCAAAAAAAAATCCCGCACAAAGGCGGGAAAACTCAGCACGAGGCTAAGGAGACAATCAAATCGTTTCGAGTTCTTCGATAGCGCGTAGCAAATACCACACGGCCTTACGCAGGTCTTCGGATTCTTTTTCAGGGTGCTTTTTCCCAGTGCGCCAGATGTACTTGATAGCCGTGCCTCTGCAATGCGCTACAAAGCCCTCTGAACCCAGCGCAGCACGAATAGCTTGGATGCACTCAATGCCGTTGCAGTCGCTTTGGTAATGTTCTGGGTGGTCTACAGGGTCACTCATTCCGGTGCTCCTTGCCAGTCGCATTCTGTACAAGATTTCCAATTGGTCTCAATGTTTGTAACATACCCGTGACACAGCCTTGTAGGCCCACCGCAATCGGGGCATCCATCTGCTGAGGGCTTATTTAATAAACGCTCAATTGCTCTGGCATACGCCCTGTGCGCTGGGAAATCTACGTCCCAACCCCACTGCTGGACTGTCACCACATCGATCTGGCGATCAAAGAGTGGGCCGGGTCTACGCACTTGCTGAATTGCCCACCTAATTGCGTCTCGTGTGCTGGCGTGGCCTTGAATTGCAATTTCAATAACCTGTTCATCACTCATCTTAGTTCCTCTAATGCTCGTTTAACGTGTTTCTTTTTATAGTGTGAAAAGATTCGGATAATATCTTCGTCAAACAAGTAATGATGACTCCGCAGAGCATGATCTCCTAGAAACTCGCTGATCTCTTCCACTATCTTTTGAAACTTTTCTTCTTTCATTTTCTGTTTCTCCAAAAAACAATTTGATATTTTCTTAAAGTGCAATGTTTATTAGCCACGGATTTGAACAATGACTCTACCACCCATGTTGGGATATTTTGCACGGTCTTCTGGGCTAGCAAAACTAAGAATATCACTTGCGTCAAAATCAACTTCTGTCATACGCATGTAGTGACCATAGCCACAAGTTTCTTCTACTCCGCATTGGACTTCCGCATCTTTAGGCAATGTCTTAAGCCATTCAATCATTTGAGCTACTGTTGTCATTTTGATCTCCTCGTTTATTCATCATCAATCCCCAATTGTTTTTTAATGTAGTCGCTGGGTTTTGTTTCGGTAGGATCCATATCTACAGGACAACCAACTGCTTCAAAAACATCAGCATAGTAACCGCATTCTCGAGCAATCAACTCGGCAAACTTTTCAGTATCAAAATAAGTTTCAGTCACATTACCTCTACCATCAAAATAAGAAGTATGTTTAGTTGTAGCTTGTTCGGCAAGTTCTTTAATTCGGTCGTTCATTTTGTTTCCTTGTTTATCTATCATTTCATAACTCATAACAACATACCCCCGTGTTTTATTGTTTCATTTGCAAGTTTTGCAATGTCGTCAAAGTCTTTCTCAGTCCTGCCGTTCTCAGCCCAAATTGAAATGATTTTCAAAGCTCGCATTAACTCGTTCACGCCAGCGGCATTTACACTCTTTCCAGCAGAACATGGCTCTGTACATAAAGATTGGCAGGGCTCACCTCCGATGGGGCAATAGTCAGCTCGCATTGCTGTATCCATTTACAAAAATGTGTTTCTCGGATTCTCTCGGTTTTCGGCTCATTTCTCTTTTCCTATAAATTCTCAGCATTGTTGAGAATTAAGTCTGATTTGACGATCTCAAGCACGCCAACCGCTTCAGCCAAACTGATTCGCCCCTCATATTCCATAATTGTTTCCCGTATCTTTTCGGCTAATTCTCCGAGGTGCATTTTTGAAGCTCCCAACGCAATTACTTTAGTCATTCCAATTCCTTCTTTATCAGGTCAATGGCGGCTTGCCATTCATATGCACATCCGCAACATTCAGGTGGTGTTGGGCCGAGGATGTTCAGGAGTTGGTGGAATACTTGCGTGGCACCCTCATCAATGAAGGTACCAAAATGCTCTAGTGCTGCTACGAATTTCTCATGGTCTTTGCCAAGCCCGTATACGTCCAAGTGCGCTGCACGCGCCAACTCAATTACTTTTTCACGGTTCATTTCTTCTACTCCTTCTTAAAGACACTGCTGCGCGTTGTCCTGCATCAAGATGCGCCCGAACCTCAACCGGCGTCGCATGATGTTTCCAAGCGTCAGAAATTAACGCCTTTGGTATTGTTGGAAAATAGTGCCGCATCATTTCCTCGTATTCTTTTGACATCGGTACTCCTGCATGTGGTGCCTTTTTGCTCATTTCTCCCCCTCCTTTTTTGGAACTGCCTTGCACTCATAAACAGTGTCGCCAACGTAGAACTTCCCCAGTTTGTCGCACTCTTTTGCGACTTCGTTGTGGGCAATAATCCAGCCGAAAGCAAAACCGCAGAGAAGCGTAGAAATCGCAATAAATCCTTCCATCATTCCGTACCTCCAATCCCATGCGCGGCTGCCTACGATGCGAGGCCGTGCCTCAGTTGCAGGGATGTACTCAATGCCGTTGATGTTAATTGTGTTGCTCATTTTCATTCCTTTTAAAGTTCCAAAACAAACCAGGTATCTCCGCCAATTTCTTCCCTTTCGGTGGTATTACTGTGTAGCCAATTGAGCGCAAGTATTTAACTCCCCGGTCAATTTCTTCGTCATACGTTTTGTCGATTGCCCAGAATCCCTGCTTTGTTCTCTTAACCTTCATTCTTTGAAGTGGCGCTTTCATCAACCCCCAAAGCCTGTTCTTGGTCAGGCCAGTAGCGGCCTCGATTTCCTCGCTTGTCATCGGTCTTGCAGAAAGCAAGGTTAAAATTTCATCTGTCTTTGTCATACCAACACCGCTAATTGTGCCCATGGCGTGCCTTGAATCTGCTTTTTAAATTTCCTCATCTGCTCGAAAGTGGCCGTAGGAACAAAATCACTTTTCGCCTTTGGCTCTGGTGGCTTGATACGGTACGTAAACTCCGTTGTAAGCGTCTTTTTAACCTTGCCTACACCCTCAACCACCCCTTTACGCTTTAAGGTCTGTATGCGCCCTTGAACCACTCGCTTTTCCTCGCCCAGCAATTCAGCGATCTGGGTGGCTGATGCAACCTTTAATTTTTTGAGCATTTCAATAACTTGGCACTCTTTTTTACCGGTAATCATTTTCTTAACACCATTTCTGCCCACTTGCGGGCGTGTTCGTTGTTTGTGGTTGGCGCTGACAAAATATCAAACGCCCATTTTTTATTGCTATCAATTTCGATAATCTGGGGAACTTCATTTTTTTGATCTACCGGCTTTTGTTCCGGCAACTTTTCCAAACTTTTAATCTGTTGCGTGAGTAACGATATTGGTTTCATGTGATCTCCAATAAAGGGGGTTTCCCCCCTATGTTTAACGGCTTGTGACTTTTACGGTAAACACCGCGGTTTGCTTTGTGTACTTGGCCAGCAAGTCCTTGCTTATGTTCAGGTCTGAGCAAAGCGCCTTGTAATCCACTGAGTTGCGGTTTGACTCGCTGTAAGTGGCTTTGAACAAGCGTCCTTCGTAAGACGTTACACCGTTAGTGCTGGCCAAGTCTTTGATTGAATCCTTGATTTCCTCAGCCTGTTTTTGCAGGTCTGCGATTTCTGCCAGAAGGCGACCAAGCAGGTCTACCTGTGCGGCTTGAAGTGAGCATAATTCCAGTTGCGTTGTAATCATTTTCTTTTCCCTGTTGCGTTGCGATGAAAGGATATTAACACACTAATATCTGAAAATGTGGGCATTTTAAAAAAAAATTAAAAAAATTTTATGCGCTCGCCCTATCCATCGCCCTATTGCTTGCCTCCAGACTGCGCCACACTTCCGCCTTCGCCTGTGCTGCAATCAACATCCACCGCAATGATTCCTCCCGCTCTACGGCGCTTTTAAGCCCTTCCAGCAGGCTTATGTATTCTCCACTGGCGTATGCCTCACGCTCTTGAGTTGCGGAGGTTTTGAAGCCGTTTAATTCTGCCTGCTGCATGAGCATGGCTTTTTTAGACTTCCGCATTTCCTCCAAGTAAACCCGTTCTGCCTTGGCCTGAGCGAATAGTTTTGAGTTGTCCCGCATGAAATCTAAAACCTTGTGAATGTCGATATCAGTCAAGAATTATCCTTTTGCAAGCCCATCCTGCTTTTAATTTTCTCCAGCCGTGAACCTCAATCCTGATTCCGGCCTCTCGCACTTTTGGCGTGATCTCGCTGTCTGCTATTTTTTTCTCCCGCGCTGATGTGTTGCTTCCGCTAGTAACCTGCACCGCCAGAACCTCCCCTTTCCTAATGGCCAGAATATCTGCCCAGCCCCAAAGGTCTTTACGGGTGCGGGTAAACGAATTCCATTTTTCTACAATCTCGCAGTGATAGCCTTCTTCACGAAGCAAGGCCAAACTGCGCTGCGTGGGTGATGTTTTAGCCATTGAGTGCCTCTATCGTCCAAGCCAGTAAACTCATTTCATCCTGACGTGCGTTTTTCAATGCTGAACGGTCACCATGCACCCCGCTAGCGCCACGGTGATGTTCGGGGCATAGTGGGATAGTCAAGAAATCACTGTTCCTCTGAGCCATTCCTACACCCTCTCGCAAGTGGTGCACTTCTGCCGGTGTTGGACCGTATCCAATAACCTGGCACAAGCTGCACCCAAGTTCTGCAACCCTGCCCATGTACTTTTTACCCATTTAATCGCACCGCCTCTTGTTTTGCTTCTTCCGCACTTAAAAAAGTTCCAATTAATTTTTTGTCATCCCAAAGCAGGAACCCTGCCTCTTTGCCAGACATAAACCGAGCAATGTGAAACCGCCCGTTGCTTATGCTGGCCTCGCTTGTCTTAAACCACTTAATCTTATCGTTCAAAACTCAACCGCCCGAATTCATCCCTCTGCACATTGTCTGCAAATTTGTAGCTATTCCCATGCTCGACCACGTTCCCCAGCTCAATCTGGCGATGGAGTATTTTTTCTAGTCTCTGGTCATCCTTCGCCCCTTCGGATAAAAACCACAATGCGTGGTCTGATTTCAAAATCTTTGCCCACCGAAAATTATCAATTGCATTTATAACGAGTTTCATTGCTTCCCGATCATTAAGCGAAGTTGTGCCAAATATTTTGCTGCGACTTCTTTGTTCTGCTCAGTCTTTGGTGGCGGTAACAATCCTGCCGCGTGCTCGCCAGACAGTCTGCCCATTTTTACGGCTTCGTTTAAAGCGTCCTCACGCCTTGCCGCATCAATTCCTATGCTTGGGTACCATTTAAGCGCAGCGTTGGCAGGAAGGCCACTCAAAATGCGCTCATAAGCCGATTTGAAGGCCATTCGTGCACCGGTTCTGTCTGGCAATACGTTTTTAGCTATTCCCCATGCTTCCGCTATTGGCTGAGTCCATACCACGGTTGAGTATTCGTCTTCTGCTTGCATGGCGATTGACCACGCCTCATCAACGCCTATATGCCCTTTTGGCTTTGGCTTATTTTTTTCAAGTTTTCCGACGACGTGCGCAACCGTTGGGAAGAATCTACCTTCGGTGGAGTCACGCATGTGGTCACGCAATGCCTGCTTTACGTCCTCGATGTCAAAATCACACAACATCTCAAAGTACGTTTTGCAAACCTCTTTTGTGACGGCCCGACTGTAATACTCTGCCGTTTTCCCCATGACCTCAAAAAACTCACGAACATCTTTTTCTTTTTCACGCATTGCCATTTTTTTCAATCTCCAAAATGTCTTTAACAAAAAAACAATCGCCATCTAAAACATCGCCAAAAATTTGACCGACAATTTCGTCTGCCGCTGAACCCATGCTCTTGCCAATAATTTGTGACTTTGCTGTTGATTGCCCAGCAGTCTGAACCCACTCGGCCTTGAAGCCAGACCAACCTCTGGCGCACATCGTTTCTAAAGCGGCCTCCAGGTTCATGCCTGCCTTGTCTGCTTCGGCCTGTATGCTTTTCAAAACCGTCTCCGTGACCGTTGCCTTCTTTGCTTTCCTGTGGGCTACCCAGTCTGTCCAAGTCTGGTCTGAAACGTCATCAGGTTTAGAGACACTAGAGCGCGAAGCGCTAGCCGCTTGCGGCTTTTCTTTTTTTTCTTTTTCCTCTTTTTTTCTCTCTACCTCTCCCTTTGTCTTTGTCTCTGTCTCTGTCTCTGGTGCATCATCTTGATATCGCTCTGATATCACCTCGATATCATCCATATATAAAAATGGTTTGAGCTCTTTTAAGGCATTGATTACTTTGACTTTATCCATTCTAAGCCTAAATGCAATGTCATCAACGCTTGGTAAATTGCCCTGCATTTGCTTGTCTTCAGAAGCGAGCAACCAGACCCCAACCAATACACGAAAAGAACAGTCTGATATCAAGCTGATATCACGATGATCTAAAATATCCCTGTAAAGTTTTATCCAAGGCGGGCATCTATCTTTAAAGTGCTGAAGTTTTGCGAAATTTTTAACTTTCATTTGAACCGCCTTTTTTTGCTTTTGCGATCATTTTTCTGATCTTTTCCCGATGTGTTTTTACATGCTTGGCCGCACAAGAAACACAATTGTCATTCAGTACGTATCTTGTCGTTTCGCCGCACTTTGGGCATGACCGCCCTTCGTATCTGGTGTTGCCTTTATTGATTGCGTCAATTCTGTCTTTGTCCATGACCGCCTTTCATTGAAAGCAATATCTTACTATTTCACTCTCCACGTGTAAAGCGCTGTTTGCGTTTTTTTTGCATACCGTTAAAATTCATTTGTCGGCGTTCTTCCCTGTTCACCGGCCACCACCCCGAGATTGGTTGCGTCAATCGTCGGGGTTTTTCTTTGCCTAAAAATAAATTCAAAAAAAAGCAAAAAAACCCACACACACTAATAAATTGTGTTTATAATCTAATCTCTTTCAACGCAACTGAAGGCAGCAAAAATGAATTCTTCCAATTACCCAGCAGGCACTTACCAAGCACTTTTAAACCAAGACCGTGCAGAAATGCGCTACACCAACCGAGTCGCCAATCTAGTCGAGCGTGAAAAGGCTGAGGTCGCAGAGACTCTGCAAAAACCTTTTATTGAGGCATACAACACCTTGGCGGAGGTGGATGAAAGAATCTGCCACGAAGATATGTACCAGTGCATCCACTTGGTCGCTGCTAACGCACCTGATGAGGTCATTGGCGCATTGTTCGCCAAATACGTAAGGTTGGCCACTGCTGAAGTGGCAATCAGGAATGCGTACTACATCGCAGAAAACGAATAAACCACACAAGGGGGGGGGGAACCCCCTACAACCGAAAGAAAAAAATGAAAAAATCTGAAAGCATCTCCGACCTGGCATTCGCACTGGCAAAGGCACAAAGCGAAATGAACAATCCGCAGTTCGATAGTAAAAACCCGCATTTCAAATCGTCATACGCTAGTCTGGCGTCCGTTCGCAATGCGGTTGTACCTGTGCTAGCCCGTAACGGCTTAAGTCTGTTGCAGGACGTTACAACAACCGAAAGCGGGGTCACTTGCTCAAACCTTCTGATGCACGAGTCAGGACAATGGATTGAGACGCAAGGCATAACGGTTTTTGTAGACAAGCAGAACGCCCAAGGCATTGGGTCAGCCACAACCTACGCTAGACGGTTCAGCCTGATGGCCTTGGTTACCGTTGTCGGTGGTGACGATGACGATGGCAATGGAACAATTCAAATTAGGCCAGAAGTTGCAAAAGATTTGGCATTGGAAAAGAAAATCAAAGAATGCGAAACGCTTGATGATCTGGCCAAACTTTGGACATCAATACAGCCAGCTCAGCAGAAATTGCTCGCAGACGCTAAAGACACACGCAAGAAAGAACTTTCATGAAAACGATAGAACTCAATTTTGAGCAACGGTCACCAGAATGGTTTAACGCCCGTTTGGGTTGCGTTACCGGCTCTGGTGTGGCCAATGTGCTGGCAAAGCTAAAGACCGGAGGGGAGGCCGCTACACGCAAGCAATACCGCACAAAATTAGCGGTTGAGCGAATCACCGGATCAGTTCAAGAAAATGGCTTTGTTAGTGGTGCCATGCAATGGGGCATCGAGCAAGAGAAATTCGCTCGCGGTGCGTATGAGGCACTGAATTGCGTAATGGTTCGTGAGGCTGGGTTTATTAAAGTGAAGGATGAATTCATTGGTTATTCACCGGACGGATTCAACGGCACAAATTTGATTGAAATCAAATGTCCTGAGTCAGCAACGCATTTTGAATACCTTGAAGCTGGACGACTTCCATCACAGTACAAGCCACAGGTTCAATTCGGCTTGTGGGTTACCAATGCAGAGTGGTGCGACTTCGTGAGTTATGACCCAAGGTTCCCTGAGCATTTGCAGCTTTTTGTCCTGCGGGTTGAGCGTGACGAAGATTACATTAAAAACCTGGCAGAAGAAGTGAATTTTTTTAACGATGAAGTATCACAAATTACTAAAAGAATGGAAAAGAAATAATGTTTACAGCACTTTTAACAGTTGGTCGTGACGTTGAGGTTCGTTTCACAAGCGGTGGCGATGCCGTTGCAAGCGTATCACTGGCATACACCTACGGACGCAAGGGGAAGGACGGTAAACGTCCTACACAATGGATTGATGGCACCATCTGGGGAAAACAGGCAGAGTCACTGGCGCCGTATCTGACCAAAGGAACAAAGATTGTCGCAAGTCTGGATGAGCTTCATATCGAGACTTATGTCGGGAAAGATGGCGCAGAGAAATCCAAGCTGACCGGGAAAGTTGTTGGAATTAATTTTGCAGGAAAACCAACCGATGCAGACCAGCCAGCACCACCAAAGCCAAAGCCAACCGATGCAGACCAGCCAGCAGCGCCAAAGCCGAAGCCGGTAGCGGACATTCAGGACGATGTTCCGTTCTGATAAAAAATAATTAAAAAAACTTTCCTGTTGTCTTTTATGTGTGTTAGTATACTTATATTGGTTCAACAGGGGAGTTTAAATGAAGGCAAAAATGATTTTTGAAGCAGCGCAGGAACTACGCAAGGCAGCAGACCGGCTAGAAGTTGAAGCAAGAAAGGCCGCCGCGCTTGAGGTAAACGAAATAGGAAACATTCTGAACTATCTGGTTCAGATTGATGAGTTAAAACAAAAAATTGAAGAGAGAAGAAAAAAAAATGAAATTCTATGACAAGTTTAAAAAAATACCTCGTACTAGGTTCGAGGCCTATGGTAGCAATGTCTACATTTCCGAGGACAACTGGATGGACCGCCACCCTATGTTTTGTGGTGGGGTTGTTGGGTTTGTTTTTGCAGTTATCTTATTTATTGGGATTGGAGCATGAAAGATGATTTTGTTCAGTGTTGCGTTGTTGGCGTGTGTTGTATTTTATCTGCCGTAATTTGTTTTTATAACCTATATTCACAGATTGGGATTAAATGAATACTTATGAATTGAAGGAATACAAAGAGTTGCTTATCAATTTGATAAACCCTGAAAAAGGGTTTCGGAGTGAAATTCCTCTTTATATTCTGCAAAACATTGCCAAAACCCTGAACAAATGGAACGAAAGCGATGCGGTTTAAGCGCCCAACGCTTGCGCAAGTTCAGACTGTTTTTGGCGGTATCGAACTGTTCTGCTCTCAGTTAATAGCCGGTGAGGTTTATTCTACTGAGGATGGAACGGTTCTTTACAAAGACCTTGAAGGTTTGTACTACATTGCGCACCCAGCCGTTCTCGGCCTTGCTGAGGTGATTGAAGCGCTATCAAAATCATTTAAATTGAGCATTGATTTTGAAGCGATGAAAGAAATGGCCAAAAAGTTAAAAGACAAAGAGGAAATACCGCCAGAGTTTGCAAAGAGGTTCGAGGATTCAATTATTCATGCAAAAAAAGCGTATTTCAGAATGAACGTTTATAAAGTGAGAGAAATCGTCCGGTCTTTAGAAATTGGCTGGCGCATACGTGGGGAAATATGAGCGTTGAAAATATATTGGATGAGCGCGGTTTAAGATACGGCAAATTCAAAGACCACGCATTCGTGGCTCAAAGTTTGAAGGAAATAATTGCCGTTGAGCTAATGAAGCGATCAAAAAATTTATCATGCGACCAGGCGGAAGCCCTAGAAATGATCTGCCATAAGATTGCCAGGATTATAAACGGCGATTCAGATTATGCCGATAGCTGGGTGGACATTGCAGGTTATGCGACATTGGTGGCAAACCGGCTTAATGAAAAATGATTTTTTTAATAATACTAGAATTTATATTACAAAGTTTGTGAGACACAATGACAAAATCAGTACAACGCGCAGTAAAAGCGCATTTAGAACGGCACATTGCTTCAGGTGGGTCAAAATTAACCGTTCTACTTGGCGCTAAAGAAACTCAGATTCTAAAAGAAATTTGCGATCTAACTGGGTTTTCTAGGACAGTGGTTATTAATAAACTTATTGAGTCAAGGAAAATATGAATAAGCCAGTTGCTTGGATGTTGAGATTGCACTTGCCGAATTTTAATTCTAGTCAGATTCTATTTTGTACATTCAGCGAGGCAATTTCATATAAAAACGAGCAGGAATTACTTTACAGAAGAATAAAGTTTTTAGACCCTATTCCTCTGTATTCAAATGAAGAAGAAAAAGGAAATAAAAAATCATTTATGGATTACGTGAACGATAAAATAGAAAAATTGTTCACGTATAGCGTCTGATTCATTGGCGGTTTTTGAGTTTCTCCCATGATCTCATTCCGCCAAGCCCTAGCAAGCCACCTAAAAGCGTCATTAGCACCTCGGTATCAGCCGGTCGCAGTGTCATCGCTTTCCCTGTTATTATCGCCACCAACTCCGGTGCGATAGGCTGCAAAATAGCATTGTAAAAAAGCCCAAACACACAAATCCACCCACATGCTGGCCTCCATCCGCCTCGAAATAAATCAGAACCCGCTTCAATTTTATTTATTTCCATCTGGCCGCGTGCAAGTTCAACGTGTGCGTCCAACTCTTTAAACTCTCCGGCCTGACAGGAACGCCCGCGCCCAACGGCTTAGAGGATTTGTGGGCGCAGTTGTACCTGATCGACGCAGGCCAACGTTTGCTGCGCTCTAAAACCGCATACCTTGAAACCTATTTTAAACCCGACAAACGCAACGGGCATATCGTTTATTCGTGGAAGTTGCGAGAGGGTTCTGACCAGCAGATATATAGCAAAGTTGCGGATGTGTGCATGTCCATGCCATCCACCGCCAAATTGCCGGAGCGTGTGAACGTTGAGCACAGCATCCTGCTGGACAAAACCACACAGGATAAAATCAAGACATTGAAGGATGACATGGTTGTGGACACCATAGAAGCCTCAACCGCAGGAGTTCTTTGCAGCAAACTGCAACAGATGGCCTCCGGCGCGGTCTACGATTCATCCGGCGAGGTTGTAGACGTTCACGACCATAAACTTAAAGCACTTTGTGAGATTGTAGGGGAGTTGCAACATCAACCCTGCCTTGTGTTTTACTGGTTCAAGCATGAAGCCCGACGCATCATGCAGGCACTTCCGCAGGCCAAAATGCTGCAAGGTGCGCAGGATATTGAGGGCTTCAACAACGGCAAAATAGAGGTGTTGTTGCTAAACCCAGCAAGCGCGGGGCATGGCATTAACCTGCAACGGGGCGGCAATCAATGCGTTTGGTACACGCTGCCTTGGTCGCTTGAACTGTATAACCAAGCCTGCGCACGACTTCACAGGCAAGGACAACAAAACACCGTTTATATACATCACCTTATTGCTTCTGGTACTATTGACAACAGCGTGTTTAAGGCGTTACAAGATAAGGACGTCACACAGAATCGTTTAATTGAGGCCGTTCGGCTAAATCTACACTAGATGGGTTTGGAAAATGCCAGAAAAAGTCGGGAAGCCGAAAGGTTCGGTAAAGACTGGCGGGCGTCAGAAGGGCGTCCCTAATAAAGTCAATGCGGAGTTCCGCGAGGTCATTACACGCTTGCTTGAGGACAACTCAGGCAACTTCTCTGTGTGGCTAACTCAAGTAGCGACTGATGATCCTGGCAAGGCTTTGGACTTGGTTAGCAAGTTAGCCGAGTATGCAGCGCCTAAATTAGCCAGAACGGAATTGACGGGCGATAAAGAGAATCCCGTATCGCTGGCCTTTACATGGAAAAAGTGATTGAGATTGATTACACGCCGAGGGATTGCTTTGCGGCATATCACGATACTGATAAAAGGTATTCAGTCACAATTGCTCATCGACGTGCGGGTAAAACGGTTGCACGGATTAATAAACTAATTCGAGAGGCGGCTACTTGCACAAAGCCTAATCCTCGCTTTGGTTATCTTGCACCGTTTTATATTCAGGCCAAAGATATTGCTTGGGCTTATTTAAAATATTATGCCGCGCCTATTACCGCATTGGGCGGTAAAGTTAATGAGTCTGAGTTATCAATTACATTTGCCCACAATAACGCAAACATTCGTTTATACGGCGCTGAAAATGCAGAACGCTTGCGCGGTTTGTATTTTGACGGTATTTGCGCTGATGAGGCGCAGGACATCCCCCCTTACGTGCTGACGCAGATTATTTATCCCGCGCTGGCAGACCGCCAAGGGTGGCTAGACTTGTCTGGCACACCGAAGGGTTGGGGCAACCTGCTGGGAGAGACGTTTAAACTCGCTAGAACCGACCCAGAGTGGTTTGTGCAGGTGCTTAAAGCATCTGATACCAACATCATCCCGCAAGAGGAACTAGACCGCTTAAAACGCGCCCTAAGTGATAACGAGTACGCGCAGGAGTTTGAGTGCTCGTTTGACGCTGCTATTGTCGGTGCGTACTACGGCGATCTGTTGCGAGAGGCAGAAGCGCAAGGGCGTGTTGCTGCTGTGCCGCATGAGCCTATGCTAAGGGTGAACACGGCTTGGGACTTAGGTATGTCGGATGACACGGCAATATGGTTCTATCAGGTCACACCTGCCGGTCAGATACGCATGTTGGATTATTTGGAGAACAACGGCGTAGGGCTTGATTGGTACGTCAAGCAGATTGAGGAACGCGCTAAGTCAAACGGGTGGACAATGGGCGACTACATTCTGCCGCATGACGTCCAAGTGCGGGAGCTTGGCACGGGTAAAAGCCGTTTTGAGATGTTGCAGATGATGGGCATACAGCCAACGGTTGCGCCTAAGTTGTCTATTGAGGACGGAATTAACGCTGTGCGGATGGCACTGCCTAAGATGTGGTTCAATAACTCTGACACTGTTCTACGGGCGCTTGACCTGCTTAAACAGTATCGGCGTGAGTATGACCAGAAGCGCCAGGTGTTTTACGACAGGCCGCTACATAACTTTGCAAGTCACGCGGCAGATTGTACCCGATACCTCGCTGTTGGACTTCGAGAAGCCAGTAGTTCAGCCCCCATCCGACGCGCCCTCAAGGGTATTGTGTAAGCCCTTGAACATAAGTACAATCTTGAAAACATTTAAGGGCTTAACCCGACATGGCGAAACTCGACGACAGCCAGTTAAAGGCAATCGTAGCGGCTGAGATCGACTCAGCCATTTATTACGTCGATGAGGAATTGTCGGGCATCCGCGCCTTAGCCACTCGCTACTATCAGGGCGACCTGCCCGATGTAGAGTCTGAAGAGGGGCGTTCCCGCATGGTTTCCCGTGATGTGCGAGATGTTGTGCAGAGCATGTTGCCCTCCATCATGCGCGTGTTCTTCTCATCTGACCGTGTGGTTGAGTTCTCCCCCACTGGGCCAGAGGACGAGGAAACAGCCGATCAAGCAACAGATTATGTGCAGCACGTTGTGCTTGGTGCAGATAACAACTTCTTCCAAACCTTCTACGCCGTAGCCAAAGACGCACTCATTACCAAGGCTGGCTTTGTCAAAGTCTGGTGGGATGAAAAGGAAACCACCTCAACCCAACGCTACACCGGATTGGATTCAGACACACTCATGTTGCTCCAGCAGGAGCCTGACACTGAGGTTGAGGTTACAGGTACAACCTTCACTCAGCAAGCCGCCACAGACCCCATAACGGGGCAGCAAATGCCTGTTCAGGTTCCCACATACGATTGCACCATTACGCGCAAGCAAAAGAAGGGCGCAATTATGGTGTGCGAAGTGCCGCCTGAAGAGGTGTTGGTTGCTCGCCGTGACACCAAATTGGGTGAATCCTTCATTGCCCACCGCCGATTGATGACAGTCAGCGATTTAGTTGCAATGGGTTATGACCGTGAGGAAATTGAGAGCCACACGACTGACGAGGGATTGGATGATAACGAACTTTACCTAGCTCGGACGGATTACCGCCGTTACGACGGTAACGAGGCAGCGATTAACGAGGCAATGCGGCAGGTGTTGTATGTTGAGTCCTACGCCTATATTGACCGCAACGACGATGGCATTGCTGAAATGCTCAAGGTTTGCACGGTTGGTAGCGGCTATCACGTCCTCTCAGTCGAGGATGTGGACTATCACCCCTTCGTAGCCTTCTGCGTCGATCCTGAGCCTCACTTAAACGCGCTGGAAGCCACGTCTATTGCAGATGACCTGTTGGATATACAGCGGGTCAAATCGGTTGTATGGCGTAATAGCCTTGACTCGCTCGCTCAAGCCATTAATCCTAGAACCGTGGTGGTTGAGGGGCAGGTGAACATTGATGATGTGCTTAACAATGAAGTTGGCGCAATCATTCGAGCTAAGAACCCGCAAGCCGTTCTGCCATTGATGACCAATGACACATCTGGCTCAGGCTTGCAGATGTTGGGCTACATTGACAGCGTCAAAGAAGATAGGACAGGCATTAGCAAGTCCAGCATGGGCTTGGATGCCGAGGCACTACGCAACACCACCGCCACGGCTGCAAGCGCACAGATGACTGCTTCACAGGCTCGCATTGAACTGATTACGCGTCACCTTGCAAATGGGATGCAGGACTTGTTCCGCTTGGTGTTTAGGCTCATTACTGTTCACCAGGATAAGCCTCGCACGATTAAGTTGCGCAACGAGTGGGTGACGATTGATCCGCGTTATTGGTCAAGCGGCATGGATGTATCCATTGCAGTGGGGCTTGGCGGTGGCACACAGAATGAGAAGTTCAATGTGCTGACTGGCTTGGCCCAGAAGCAGGAACTAATTTTGCAATCACTTGGCCCGACCAACCCGTTGGTGTCACTCGCTCAGTACAGCAACACACTGTCTAAGATGGTCGAACTGGCGGGTTTCCGCAATGCACAGCAGTTTGTAACCCAGTTACCTGCTGACTTCCAGATGCCAGAGCAACCACCACAGCCTGATCCGAATACGCAAGCAGCAGAGATGTTGGCACAGGTTGAGCGCGAAAAGGCGCAGATGAAGATGCAGATTGACTCAGCCAAGATGCAGGCTGACCAACAGATTGCCTCGGCTAAACTGATGCTTGAGCGTGAGCAAATGCAGGCTGATATGGCTCGCAAACAACTCGAACTTGAGATGCAGGAACAGAAAATTCTCGCTGAACTTCGCATGAAGGAAGCTGAAATGGTACTGAAACAACTAACAGGTATGAAGGGTAATCAAGATGCCGTGCGACAGTCCAATGAAGTCGAAGAAGAAGATGCCTCCGAAGCCGAAAAAGAAGGGTTGATGGCACAAGCCATTGCAATGCTAGGCACACTGATTCAGCAAGGTAATGCAGGGGTCGCTCAAGCCATGAGCCAGCCTAAACAAGTGATTAGAGATCAATCGGGGCGAGTTGTCGGTGTTGCACCAATGCCTCCATCAAGCGGGGAATACCAATGAGTGAGCCAGACGACGCTTTAATGTACAAAGAAGATGAGATTGTCTACACTACGGTAGAGGGCGAGCAAGGGTTTATTGATTGTATTAATACTATTAATACTCCAGCCGATACCAACAACGCTGCAATTGAAGGGTCGGACGCATGAGTGCATTAACATCGTTGTCGGTGGGTAAAAATGGCTGATAAGACAATTGGGCAACTTGTTGAAGTTGCAGCGCCTTTTGTAGATGAGGACTTGGTTCTTCTGTCTCGGGATGGTGTGAATATTGGACGCGCCAAGGTTGGCAATTTCGTCTCTGCACCTGCTTTTGCGATATATCTAAACACTGCTACTACTTCAGCAGCTACGGCGGTGGCGAGTGCTGCGGCTGCGCTTGCGAGTGAGACCAACGCGGCAACAAGCGAGACTAATGCCGCAACAAGCGAATCTAACGCGCTTACAAGCGAGAATAACGCGGCAGTCAGTGAATCTAATGCGTTTGCATCAGCAAGCCTTTCAGTGGCCTCTAGCACTGCTGCGGGCATCTCTGAAGCCAACGCCTTAAATTCATCTGTCACGGCGCAGCAATCTCTTTCAACCATGCAGGGTTTAACTAACTCTGCACAGGCCGGCGCATCGAGTGCAAACCTATCTGCTGTCACAGCTCAAAACTTCGCCCTCCAAGCGCAAGACACAGCTATCGCGATCAGCACACAGTACAAAGTGTTTACGACCTACCGTGACGCGGCAGAGGGCATTGCTTCACTTGTGTACGACCAAGTGTTTCTTGTGTTGGAAGACGAGCGCAGGAACGGCAAGGCATCGTTTTATCAGTATCAGCAGGCCGACAATCCAAGTCTTGTGCTTTCATTCCCAGATGGGCCATTTCAGGCGGGTTTAATTGAAGATGCGTTTGTGTTCTTGCGCTATCAAAACCCGTACTCAAGACCGTTTGTTTACTCAAACTTTGCTTCAGTGGACACCACGCAGTTGGAGGACGGGGACTACGTACTTGTCGATGCTGACGAGACGCTTGAGGGGCGCAAGACACGCTATAAGTTCTTCGGCGCTGATTACGTAACGCTATCCCTGAACTTTGACACGGGCACTTACGCAAACGGCGTGGCGACAGACACGCTTGCTTTTGACACTTACGTTGATCCCCAGGTTGTCTCCGTTCCCGCAACTGCCACATCTACCGGGCGTTTGGGTGAGTTCGCTGTTGATTCAGACTTCCTTTATGTCGCCGTTTCAGCAAATAGCTGGAAGCGTGTTGCGCTGACCACATTCTAAAATAGGCAGATAAAATGACCTTAGTAGCCAAACCTTTTTCAACGCTCGTAAACTTCAGCCGTGGCACAGGCGCAACCCGCGTCAATTCCGCAGGCTTAATCGTCGGCGTGGATTTCTCAACGACTTCCAACACAATCGCCACGGGTAGCAAAACTTTCACCCTCGCAGCCGATCTGAACGTCAATCGTGACTGGCCCGTTGGCTCAAACGTCATTACCGTAGCTCAAGCAGGTGCGACAGGCAGCATGACAGGCACTGTGACGTCCTACACGCCTTCGACACAGTCGCTTGTGATTAACGTAGTGTCAGTGACAGGCAGCGGCACATCGACTGATTGGCGCATTGGCAGTCTTGAGATGCGGGAAGATTATGACCCGGTAACGTTGGTGCGGAAGGGTGTGTTGAGTGAAGTTGCGGCGACGAACGCATCTTTAGGGTCGGATGATCTGAGTGGATACACTGGAACAGCCGTTACGGAAACACCCAACTTTGCCTTATCTCCGAGTGGCTCTAATAATGCAAGGAGGCTGCAAGGAACTGGAGCAACATCCGTCTATCAGAGGGCGGCGTCCATTGTTTCGGGTAGGATGTACACAATATCGGTCTATGCAAAAGCTGCAAACGCTGGCGTAAACGCAACATTTCGACTGATCGGTGACGGAAATCTGAGTTCAGCGGATATGACGGCAACCGCAACTTTTGTTAGATATAAATACACATTCACTGCGGTTACGGGTGGCTCTCGTCAGCATGGTTTAGTTCGGCCTACAAATAACGCAGACTGGGACATTGTTGTCTTTGGTTTTTGCGTTGAGGAAGCAACGGATGCAACCTCGTACATCCCAACCACAACCGCCCAAGTCACCCGCAACGCCGACAACTTCCCACTCACCGCCACAGCCTTAACATCCATCAGACAAGGCGAGTCTACGCTGTACGCTGAGATTGACTGCCCCGACACAGGCGTGGCACAGAAACGTGCATTGCGGCTGTCTGGTGTCAATGCTGACATCAGGATTGGCAAGCAAGGCACGGGGACGCTGAGTAATTTTACGAAAATGGCTGAGGGTGCTGGGTTGAGGCTGATGGGTACTGCGACCAACCTGATCCGCGGGAATGGTCAGGATTTGGTGGGTGTGACGGCTATTAATGACAGGAATGGAGTTGCATCTGCGGTAGGCGTGACCAACGCGATTGCGTTTGATGGGGTGAATAGGTTTGCGTTGGGTTCCGGGACGGAAGAGGCTTTCATGGAAATCGGTTTATTGCGGCTCACGCTTTGGCTGGTGTTGTTTTCCTAAGCGACGGCACATCTTACCGCAGAGTAAACACCCCCGTCATTACACAACCCACAAACGAAGTCACCTCTGGTCTGGTCGGCGGTACGTTGCGAAATGTCATTGTCGGTGGTGGTGGATTCATTGCGACATCAGACGATGATGGCGAGACATGGGCAGCGAGGACAAGTGGGACGACGCAAATACTGAACGGAGCATCGTTTGGATCAGTTGGCGGTACGAACTATTTTATTGTGGCAGGGAACACTGGAAATTTGAGGTTCTCGACAGATGCGATTACCTACACGAACGCAACAGGCCAAGGGGCTGGTGGATTTATTGACGTTCATATAGCCAATAATATTTCTGTTTCTGTTGGCGGTAACGGGGCTATATTTTATTCAACAAACGGCACAACATATACCGCAGCAACAAACACAAACACAACCCAGCAACTTAACGGGGTTACATACTCACAGTCTTTGAACTTATGGATTGCGGTGGGTAACGCGGGAACTATTACTACCGCAACAGACCCAACAGGCACTTGGACTGTTCAAACGAGCGGAACAGCGCAAAACCTGCTTGAGGCGACTGTCTTTAACAACGCTATCTATATCGTTGGGGCAACCCAAACCCTGCTGACCTCAACGAACGGAACAAGCTACACATCGCTCTCCGCAGGGGTCACAGCCAACCTCGTCGGCATCGCAGCCTCGCCCACAACCCTGTTAATCACTGGCGCAAACGGCGCAATGGCCTCATCCACAGACGGCACAACATTCACCAGCCGCACTAACAACAGCGCAACACTGAACGGCATCGCCTTCGGCAATAACACGTTCGTCAGTGTCGGCAACTCAGCCAACGGCTCAGGCTACATCGCCACGATTGCGGCTGATGGGACGGTTACAAGGCGGGTGAGTGGGACGACTGCATCAATGACCAATGTTAGATTTTTAGGCGATCAGTTTTACGCTTTGAATCAGAACATTAACTTTAGACGCAGCACTAACGGCGAGGTATGGGCAG